TTGTTTCTCCGGTTGCTTTGGCGAATGCCTGATTTAATGCGTCGCGTGCGTCTTGGTGCCGGTTGACTAGTCTGTCATGGAAGTAGTCAAAATCGCAACCTTCTTCATAGCGTTCACGCGCCTCTTTCAACTCTTTGTCTGCTTCCAAGTATTCGTCCAATAGGTCGGTAAAAGATTTCATGATTTATCTCCCGTTTGCTTTGGCGATGGCGGCACGGATTTCGGCTGCTTGGGTTTCAAGCTCTTGCTCTGTTTCGGCAGGCAGATAGCCATAAGCCAACGCTTCCTCAATTCTTTTTAGGGTCTTTGAAAGGGTTTCCAGCAAGTCAGGTGCTGCGGCGATCAGGCGGGCATTTGCCATATGCTCGTCATCAATGACCAGCCCTGATTGCGTCCTGTCGTCCGAATAAATCCGCTTGTACGGGAACACCGGAATCTGGTGTTCACCAATATGGATGTGCCAAGAATCAACGATGGTTTCGTGCTTCGTCTGGGTCAGCGTCCACGGCCCCGGTGTGTGTTGTGTGCTCATTTTTAACCTTTTAAAATAATTTTTCAAAAATGTTGCACAATCGTAGCACATCTCTGATACACTGCGTCAACGGTTAAGGAAATTTTCATGCGCACCAACCAACCCAAATCAGCGTTCTTGTCTGTCCGAGTGACAGACAAGACGCGCACCAAGTTTCATGACAAGGCACTGAAGGTCGGAACCCCGAGCGAAGTGCATCGTGAAATCGTCGAGGCGTTCGTTCAAGACCGCCTCACAATCCAACCCCCTGTAAACCGTAACCATCTGGAGAAACTTTATGTCACTCGAACTCAAGATTGAAGCCCTTACCGCTGCCGTGGTTGCCCTGACTGCCAAGCTGGAGTCCATCAATGTAGCAGCACCCGCACATGTTGCGCCAACACCCGCCCCTGTGGCTGCATCGACTTATGTCGGCACCACGGAAACTGCGGTTGTACCCCCCAATCATCAAATGCCGGTACGTACCACAATGCCCGCTGCTCCGACCTTCGTGGCTCCCGCTATTGTGGCTGCACCCGTTGCCACTGGCGCACCATTCTCGGACCCCAAGGGTCTGATCGACTATGTAATGGGCGCATACAAGGCGCTTGGCCCACAAAAGGGTGCATTGATCCAAGGCGTTTTGGCTGGTCTGGGTTACCAGAACATCAACGATGTGAAGCCCGAGCACTATGCTTCACTGCACACTGGCGTTGAGGCACTGAAAGGCTGACATGATCGCCCACGCCATGTTGTCTCCATCGAAGCGCAGCCGCTGGGCCTTGTGCCCCGGCTCGATTCGAGAGGAAGCCAAGTACCCCGACGAGGGTAGCGGTCCAGCCGCGATTGACGGTACCCACAGCCACACGCTGCTGGAATACTGCATCAAGAACGGGTTGTCGGACCCAATGGATCAGGTGGGGAAAACCTTCACCGATCACGAGGGCACGTTCAAGGTAGACGATGACCGCGCCGCACGGGTCAAGGTTGCTATTGAATACATCCGTGGACGCTCAATGAACGGTTTGTTTCCGGTCATCTCCGAGCAACAAGTGGACCCTAAGTTCTTGCTGGGTCGTGATGACTTGTCGGGCACTGTGGACTGCCAGATCATCGGTCACGACACGCTTGAACTCATCGACTACAAAGATGGTATGGGTATCGTTAGCGCCGAAGGCAACATGCAGCTTGAACAGTATGCCTATGGGGTGCTGGCTGGCTACAAGTTGCCCGTCAATGGTCATTACCCGTTCAACTGGGTGATCATGACCATCATCCAGCCTAAGCTGGCGTTGAAGGGCATGAAGCCGATCACATCGCACACCGTCACGGTGTTTGACTTGATTGCGAACATGGGTGCAATCATTGCTCAAGCTGCTGCCACTGACAAACCAGATGCACCGCTTGTACCGGGTGAAATTCAATGTAAATTCTGCCGTGCGAAAGGTTCTTGCGCTGCGCTGGCAGGTAACGTAATGAAGGAGGTCGGAATCATGTTCCAGCCTGTTGTAACGCAAACACTTGATGTCGCACAGCAGTCTGCCGATAAAGACCCATCCGCGATGGACGATGCACAGATTCGTCAGATCATGGAGGCTGCTCCCTTGATGCGCCAACTCCTTGAAGGTGTTGAAGCCGAGGCTTTGCGCCGCTTAAAAGCTGGCCAATCTATCCCCGGCCTCAAGCTGGTCAACGGTCGCGGCTCCCGCGCTTGGGCGCTGCCCGAGGCTGAGATGGCCGAGAAGCTGGTCAAGATGGGCATCCCTAAGTCTGCTGTCTTTGAAACCAAACTCGTCACACCCGCCAAGGCTGAGAAGCTGACTTGGGAGAAGAAAGACGGCACCAAGGTTGCACTGACTGAACGTCAACTCAAGCGCATGGAGCACGAGTACGTGGTCAAGATGGCTGGCAAGCTGACTGTCGCCCCCGAGTCTGATAGCCGTCCGGCTGTCATCACCAATGCTGCGCCGCTGTTTAGCGCAGTAGTTGAAGGCCGTACTGCTGGCGACCTTACGGCCAAAATCGAATACACCGTGACCAATGGTGTTGTCCAAATTCAGTCTGTTGAACAGACTGAAGTTCTGCCCTCGTGGCTTTCTTAAACTGGAGTAAATGTAATGTCCGAAATCATCTTTTTGTCGAACGTCCGTCTGTCCTTTCCCCACCTTGCTGAGCCCCAGAAGCAGATCAACGAGCAGACTGGTAAAGAGCGCATCTCGTACAACTGCGAGTTCATCATGCCTCAAGACCATCCCGGCTTTCAACAGTTCATGGCCCGCTATGGTGCCATTGCTTTGGAGAAGTGGAAGGAGCACGCACAGGCTGTCATGAACATGATCCAGCAGGACCGCAAGACCCGCTGCTTTGGTCGTGGCGAGGAGAAGGTCAACAAGAAGACTTTCCAACCCTACGATGGCTACGCAGGTCATGTGTTCATCACCGCAGGCCGCGACACCGCGCCTCAGATGATCCAAGCCGATGGCACACCCATCGATCCAACCAACACAATGGCTTACCAGCAGCTTACACGCAAGATGTACGGTGGTTGCCGTGTCAATGCTGCCATCAAGCCTTGGCCACAAGACAACAAGCATGGTCGTGGCATCCGCTGCGACTTGGTTGCTGTCCAGTTCTTTGGTGACGATACCCCGTTCGGTGAAGGAGCCGTTGATGCGTCTGGCATGTTTGGTGCGGTGGCGAATGCTCCTGCTGGCCTGTTCGGCGCTGCGCCTCAAAGTGCGCCTGCGATGCCTGCTGCGCCGTTTGCGGCACCGGTTGGCCTGCCTTCGTTTTTCGGGCAGTAAATGAATCGGGGCTGAAAGCGGATGCTGAACTTATGTGGGCTGAAATGCCGAAGACAGTGCAGCGAGTAAGCCCCACCTACACGGTAACCGTAATGAGTAACGACTATGTGTACGACATCGAAACCTACCCCAACGTCTTCACGCTGGCGGTCGAACATGCGCAAGCCCCGATTCGCTGGTCGTTTGAGATTAGCGACTGGCGCAACGACAGCAGGGACATCATCGCTTTTCTCCAGTATCTCAAGGAAACGAATGCGCGATGCGTGGGCTTCAACAACCTTGGCTTCGACTATCCCGTCCTCCATACGCTGATCCGCATGGGTCACAGCGATGCCAACACGCTGTATCAAAAGGCGATGGCAATCATCAACTCGCAAGATGAAGATGGTGGCAGATGGATGCACCAGGTCAAACCGTCTGACCAGTTCGTGACCCAGATCGACCTGTTCAAGATTCATCATTTTGACAACAAAGCCCGCGCCACCAGCTTGAAGATGTTGGAGTTCAACATGCGCAGCGACACGATTGAAGACCTACCGTTCCCCGTGGGCACCGTGCTGACCCGTGAGCAGATCGAAGTGCTCAAGAAGTACAACCAGCACGATGTGACGCAGACCAAGAATTTTTTACATGAGTCGATGGACATGTTAAGTTTTCGGGAAAAACTTAACACGATTCACCCCAACAAAGATTGGCTCAACTTCAACGACACCAAGATCGGTAAAGAGTTCTTCGTCATGAAGCTGGAAGAAGCCGGTGTCGCCTGCTACGACTTCGGCCCCAAGGGTCGCACACCTCGGCAGACCAAGCGCCCGGTGATTCACCTCAAAGACGCCATCTTGCCTTGGGTTGAGTTCGAGCAGCCCGAGTTCAACCGGGTGCTGAACTGGCTCAAAGCCCAATCAATCACCGAAACCAAGGGCGTCTTTACAGACCTCACAGCATCAATCAATGGATTCACTTTTGTCTTTGGTCTTGGAGGAATCCACGGCTCCATCGAATCAGAAGTCATTGAGTCAGATGACGAGTACGTCATCGTGGACCTTGATGTCACTTCGTACTATCCAAACTTGGCAATCACGAATGGGTTTCACCCTGCCCATCTCGGAAAAGAGTTTGTCAGCATCTACAAGCACCTGTTCGAGCAGCGCAAGCAGTACCCCAAAAAGTCCGCAGAAAGCGCGATGTTGAAGCTGGCGCTGAACGGCGTGTATGGTGACAGCAACAACCAGTTCAGCGTGTTCTACGACCCGCTGTTTACCATGAGCATCACGCTTAACGGGCAACTGCTGCTGTGCTTGCTGGCCGAGGGGTTGATGCACATCCCCGGCCTGCGCATCATCCAGGTCAACACTGACGGCCTGACAGTGCGTGTGCCCCGGGCCAACAAGATGCTTGTCGATCTGGCCCGTGCTGCATGGCAAGAGCGCACCGGGTTGAACCTTGAGGAAGCTGTGTACAAGGCCATGATGGTGCGCGATGTCAACAACTACATCGGCGTGTTTGAGAACGGCAGCACCAAGCGCAAGGGTGCATACGAGTGGGACATGGAGTGGCATCAGAACGCTGGTGGTTTGGTGATCGCCAAGGTTGCCGAGAAGGTGCTGGTCGAGGGTGCGCCGATCAGGCAGACCGTGGAGCAGTGGCCCGACATCATGGACTTCATGTTGCGCACCAAGGTGCCCCGGTCAAGTCACTTGGGTCTTGAGATTGACGGCGTGACCGTGCGACTGCAAAACACCACGCGCTACTACATCGCCAAAGGTGGTGGTCGCATGTTCAAGTGGATGCCGCCACTGGCGAAGAAGCCCGGTGAGTGGCGAAAGATTGGTGTCGAGTCAGGCTGGGGTGTACAGCCTTGCAACGACATTAAGGATGCTGGCAAGCTGCCAGTCGATTTCGATTACTACGTCAAGGAAGTGGAGAAGCTATGTCTAGCATTGGCCTGAAATTCGCAGAACAATTTAAAGTAATTGATGAATATCTTGAACGACACAAGGATTCTATGAACGCATTGAACAAACAGGTTGCTGGCGACCACTACAAGGATTTACCAATCCAGCCAGTCGAGTACATCTACGCCAACGCGCTGGGGTACTTCGAGGGTAACGTGATCAAGTACATCAGCCGCTGGCGCAAGAAGAACGGCATCGCCGATCTTGAGAAGGCCAAGCACTACATCGAGTTGCTGATCGAGATGGAGAACCGCAAACTAGACGGAGAGTGCAATGCTGGAAAAACAGATTGAGGCCAAGGTCTGCGACTACGCCAAGTCCAAAGGTGTGCTGGCGTACAAGTTCACCAGCCCCGCCCGTGCCGCTGTGCCTGATCGTCTGTTCATTGGACCCGATGGTCGCATGTGGTTCTGCGAGTTCAAGCGCGAAGGTCAAGTGCCCACGCCAGCGCAGTACCGAGAGCACGACAGACTTCGGCAGCAGATGGTCAACGTGTTCGTCATCGACAACGTGGCCGAGGGTAAGTTGATGGTTGATGTGATGGTGATGGGAGCATGACATGAATGCTGACTATTTTTACGAGAAATTTAAAGACGCTGTTGTCTGGTTTGGTCTTGGCTGGGGTGATAAACATCTCATACGTGTACGCGTTTCAGGTAATCAGTTGTGTTTTGAGCATGACGGTGTGGAACTTCGCATAACAATTCCGGTGATGTATGCTGACACCTGACTTGCTCCACGGCTACCAACAGAAAGCTGTCAACTTCCAGTCCACGCACCCCAATTCGATGCTGTGGCTGGACATGGGGCTGGGCAAGACTGTGATCACCTTGACCACGCTGGCCCACCTGATCCGCACCAGCTTCCTGCGCGGCGTCATCATCGTGGCACCCATCCGAGTCATCCGACTGGTGTGGCGTCAAGAGGCTGCGAAGTGGGAACAC